AAAAAACTTCTTTGCGTTTACGGAAAAAACCGATGAAACGACGATCTGACAAGAACAGCACCACTGCTGCCGTCGCTGGCTTCCAGGGCGCGATTGATCCAATCCCGATGCCGGAAGGCGTCACGCTTCGCAGCGCCGAAGAACATATCATCTGGGGCCAGTTCACGCGCGCACGCGCGAGGGACGACTGGCGCGACATGGATTTGCTCTTGCTGGCGAAGGTAGTTCGCATGGAAGCGGATATACGCAAGCATCAAACGGTATTGGATCGCACGGGCGTGCTAATAGAAAACAAGCGCGGGACGCCTATTCCAAATCCGCTGCTCACGGTCGTTGATACGTTGGAGCGGCGGCAGCTTGCGGTGATCCGATCTATGAGCCTGAACCAGACCGCCAGCGATCCGCGCACCATCAACGGCGCGGCAAGGAATGCAAACAACGCATTTGATGCGCTGCGCGCGTTTAGTGACGATGGCCTTCTAGCGTTGCCGGTGAATTGATGACTGAAAAATTCTATGACCATGCGCTGATGGCGCTGGATGATTTGATCCCCTACGCCATGAACAGCAGGACGCACTCAGATGCGCAGGTGGCTCAGATTGCAGCCAGCATCCGGGAATTTGGCTTCACGAACCCGGTGCTGATCGACGAGGCCAACAATTTGATCGCCGGGCATGGCCGCGTCCTGGCCGCGCGCAAGCTGAAGATGGAGGTGGTTCCTGCCATCGTCGTGACTGGGCTCGATGAGAACCGGCGGCGGGCCTTGGTTATAGCGGACAATCAGTTGGCGCTTAATGCCGAGTGGGACCAGGAAAAGCTGATCGCTGAACTGCAATCTATGTCCGTAGACATGCAGAAGCTGACGGGCTTCAGCGAGGACGAGTTGCTGGCGCTACTGAAGCCCGCGCAAGGTGAGGGCGATAACGAGAAAACACCGCAAAGCCTAGCGGATAGGTTCGGCATTCCGCCATTTTCCGTGCTGAACGCTCGTGAAGGATGGTGGCAAAACCGCAAGCGGGCGTGGCTTGCGCTGGGCATCAAGTCAGAGCTTGGCCGGGGCGAGCAGCTAATACCTAACGGGGGGGGGGCAGCGAGCCGCGAACGCTACGCCAGGGGGAAGCCTGATGCCAGCAACTGACTATTCAAAGCGGCAGCGCGGCAACGGTAAGGGGCAGGCTATTGGCTAAACGCAAGGCTGCGACATTCGGGCAAGACCTAATGCGTGGCGAACATGTCGTGGGGGGAGCATGAGTAAATCAGGCACGCGCCCTAGTGGCGGTTTAACGTGGACCGGGCAGGCCGCGTCTTTTGATGGGTATTGTGTTAAAGAGGGGACGAGAGCCAGCACAGAAACATCAGGCACCAGCATATTTGACCCAGTGCTGTGCGAATTGGCATATAGTTGGTTTAGCCCCCCTGGTGGGCTGGTGCTAGACCCGTTCGCAGGCGGCAGCGTGCGCGGCATTGTTGCTAGCAAGCTAGGCCGGCAATATGTGGGCGTTGAATTGCGGCAGGAGCAGGTTGAAGCCAACCGCTTACAAGGCGATGACCTTTGCCCAGAGTTGCCGCCTGTCTGGCATATCGGAGACAGCCGCAACATTGATAAGATATGCCATGATATCGATGCCGACTTTGTGTTTTCATGCCCGCCATATGCAGACCTTGAGGTCTACAGCGACGACCCAAACGACTTGTCAATGCTAGACTATGCCGACTTTAGATCGGTATATTTTGAGATAATCGCCAAGGCGTGCAGCCGGTTGAAAGACAACCGCTTCGCCTGTTTCGTGGTGGGCGACGTGCGTGACAAGCGGGGCAACTATTACAATTTCGTCGGCGATACGGTCGAGGCTTTCCGCGCTGCGGGCCTGCACTATTACAACGAAGCTATCCTTGTGACGTCAGTGGGAAGCCTTCCAATACGGGCGGGCCGTCAATTTGCCAGCGGGCGCAAGCTGGGCAAGACGCATCAGAACGTGCTTGTTTTCGTTAAAGGCGACAGCAAGAAAGCGACGGAAGCGTGCGGGCCGGTGGAAGTGCATATTCCAGAGCCGGAATTCGAGCACGCTGATCTAGGCGAGGAACTTTGAATAAACCTATTATCATGTGTCACGACGCTTTCGGCGATGGGGCGATCAAATGACCCGTAGCGCACGCATCATCGCATTCATTGAACAGCTATGCCCGATCCCGGAAGGGGCGGACGTAGGTAAGCCGTTCAAGCTGATGCCGTTTCAGAAGCGGTTCATCAAAGATATTTACGATAACCCGGCGGGCACAAGCCGCGCCTATCTGAGCGTGGCGCGTAAAAATGGGAAATCTGCGCTAATCGCGGCGATCTTGCTGGCTCATATTGCAGGGCCGGAGGCTAGAACAAACTCTCAGATCATCAGCGGGGCGAGAAGCCGTGATCAGGCGGCGTTGGTGTTCAAGCTAGCGGAAAAGATGGTGCGGCTTTCGCCGATATTGAGCGAGTTCATCAAGATCGTGCCGTCGCAAAAAATGCTGATAGGGCTGGCGCGGAATGTCGAATATAAGGCCATCTCCGCAGAGGCAGGCACCGCGCACGGGCTCTCTCCCGTGCTGGCGATCTTGGACGAGGTTGGGCAGGTTCGCGGGCCAGCGGATGCTTTTGTGGAGGCCATCGAGACAGCGCAAGGCGCGCACGCCGACCCGCTCCTGATTGCCATTAGCACGCAAGCCGCAACCGATGGCGATCTGTTTTCCGTCTGGCTGGATGACGCGCAAACGGCAAATGACAGGCGCATTGTCTGTCATCTCTACACCGCGCCGCAGGATTGCGAACTGTCAGACCGCAAAGCTTGGCGCGCGGCAAATCCGGCGCTTGGCAAATTTCGCTCGCGCCAGGACATGGAGGACTTCGCCAAGCAAGCCGCACGGCTGCCGTCGAAGGAAAACAGCTTCCGTTGGCTCTACTTGAACCAGCGGATCGAAGCGGAAAGTCCATTTTTGAGCAAAGGCGAATGGCAGGCGAACAATGAGGCACCGGCAATTGATGACGGTGATATCTGCTTTGCGGGGCTCGACCTGTCAGCAAGCCGCGACTTGACGGCGTTCGTCTTGGCGTTCCCGAAAGGCGACACTTTCCATATCGTGCCGCAATTCTTTCTGCCTGCCGATGGGCTGCGCGAGAAATCCAGGGCGGAGCGCGTGCCATATGATATCTGGGCAGATCAGGGTTACTTGACCACCATTCCGGGGCCGGTCATTGTGCCTGCGGTTGTTGCCAGGGCTGTTGCGGAGGCGGCGGAGCGGTATGATCTGCGTATGCTGGCATATGATCGATGGCGGATTAACGACTTCCAGCGGGAACTGAACGCAATCGGCGTTGATATTCCTATGAAAGCATTTGGCCAAGGCTTCAAAGACATGGCTCCGGCGGTGGATAATGTCGAGCGGCTTATTGCTGAGCGTAAACTTTGCCATGGCGACAATCCAATCCTGAATATGTGCGCGGCTGGGGCGGTGGTGCAGCGCGATCCGGCAGGCAATCGCAAACTGAACAAGGCGAAATCTTATGCCAAAATTGACGGCATCGTTGCCATGACAATGGCCCTAGGTTGCATTGGCGATGAAATTGTGCATTATTCGTCACCGTGGGATGATCCCGACTACAGGATGGCGGTGTAATGGGCGTGTTAGATTTGTTCCGCCGGTCGGAAACGCGGGGCTCTATTGAGAATCCAAGCGTTCCGATTTCGTCGAGCGATTTTTTGCGCGTTATGGGCTGGGGCGATTTTGTTTCCTCTGCCGGTGTCACAGTAAACATCAACACTGCGCTCGGCGTGCCTGCCGTATGGGCTGCCGTTAATTTCCTGGCTGGCACCATCGCAGGGTTGCCGCTCAAAATGTATGTGCAAACCGCCGAGGGTTACGATGAGGTCAATGCCAGTAGTGGCAATCAACTCCCGCTGATTTTGGGAGAGGCCGTCAATCCGGCCATGTCTTCTTTTGAGTGGAGAAAATACACATTCGATCAGGTCTTCACAGGCGGGCGCGGGATCACTTATATCGAGCGCAACAACTCCGGTGAGGTGGTGAACCTATACCCGCTTGATCCGACGCTTTTGACCGTCCGCATGTTTGAGGGGCGAAAATTTTATGATGTGCGAATCGGATCACAACTCACAAAAACATATCCTGCGACCGATATCATCGACATTCCGTTCATGCTGGAGCATGATTTTGTTGACCATCGCGGCCCGATTGCTACCAATCGCGATGCAATCGGGATGGCTATCGCTGCAAGCGCGTATGGCTCAAAGGCGTTTCAAGCGGGCGGCGTTCCGCCTGCGGTAATGACCGGCCCATTCCAGAGCGGCGCGGCGGCATCGCGTGCATCTGAAGACGTGGCGAGCATGATGGCGAAGCTGGCGCGTGACGGTCGCCCAGTCATGGCATTGCCGCTAGGCCACGAACTTAAGAGCATCGGGTTTAATCCAGAGCAAATGCAGCTTCTGGAGTTGCAGCGGTTTTCTATCGAGCAAATCGCGCGCATCTATAACCTGCCGCCGATCTTCCTTCAGGATTTGACGCATGGCACGTTTAGCAACACGGAGCAGCAGGACCTTCATTTTGTAAAGCACACCGTCAAGCGGTGGGTCGAACAGACCGAAGCCGAACTGAACCTGAAATTGTTTGGGCGTGGCTCAGCATATTTTGTCGAGTTCAATCTTGACGGCCTGATGCGCGGCGATCTTGCCACAAGAATGCAAGCCCATGCGACCGCAATTCAAAACGGCATTAGAACGCCAAACGAAGTGCGTAAA